CGGAGATTCTTTAGATGATTTTTTAAATATTTACAATAAAAAAGATATAAAAAACCTAGGCGGAATAATAGATGAGTATGAAGATGGTGGTAGAGTTTCAGTTAAAAGTAAACTTATAGATGCTATGTCGGAATCTAATGGTGTATCAAAAGGATACTCTCGTGCAGATTTAGAAACATTAGATTTAGATACTTTAGAGCGCCTACAGGGTACAATGTTGGAAAGAAACATTGGAGACCAGTATGGTGGAATAGAAGATGCCCTTGTTTCAAGACCCGGAAGTGCAGATATGGGAGAAAGAAGAACGTACGCTAACAGATTTGATGTTAGGCAAGGTTTTGGGCCAGATGGAAATACAAGTACATCCAGAGAGCAATTAAGCGTAGGTTCTTTACCAGTACTAGCTACTCTTGCTAATCTTGCTTCTCGTGCTGGAGTAAGCGGCGAAGGTGCTTTAGGTAGAGTGTTAAACGCCCCACTTCCAATAGAAAGAAGAACAGAAGATGGTAGAACTTCATTTGGTTTAAGTCGTGAGCAAGGTGGTATGATAGAGTACGAAGACGGTGGAGAGGTACACAGCCGTAGAATGTACAATCAAAAAGACAAAAAGAAATATGGATATGAAATGGGCGGTATGATGCCTCAGTATCAAGAGGGTGGTAAGATAAATAAATATTTTGAAAAAAACACTCTTCCGTATGATGAAAATGTTTTTAGCGATAAAATGGCTCAAGCTGGTGCTTCTCAAAATCCCGCTGGTTTTCCCGGAGCTGCTTTATATGGGTTAGGAGCTGGTTTAGCTACAATGCCAATGTCTGATAAACAACGCTCTAGCGGAGCCGCTTTGGTATTACCTGCATTAGCTGCTTTGTATGGAGCATCAAAATTTCGCTCAGATAAAGCGCCTTTGAAAAGAGTAATGAAGGGTAAGCAGCCTCTTTTTCGAGAAATAGACTTTAAAAAAGTAGATGACGATGTTTTTATGTCTTCCAAAAAAGGATGGAGGCAGTTGTCACAAAATGCTATAGATAGTATAAAAGAAAATAATCCAGAACTTGCAGAGTTTTATAATTTTAAAAAAGGCGGCTCAGTAGATTATTATCAAGATGGCGGTCAAGTTCAAGGGTTACAAGGATTAGTAGATTCACTTGGAGTTGTTGGCTCACAAGGAATGTTAGGAAATGCACCCCCTAGGAGACAGCAAGAAATTCGTAATCCTGATATGTTTATTGGCCCACCAGATTCATTAGTAGGAAGAACATATAGGAATCCGTTTACGGGAAAGTATGAAGACGCAGAAGCTGAAGATAGAAGAATAGAACAGCAAACGAAAAGATTGTTAGAGTCTATGAAAAAATCTAATATACCTCGCTCTGGTCAAAGAATGGTTATGCGAGAAGGCGGCCCTGTACCGTATCAAGATGGCGGACAGGTTAATCCTAACAGTTTAGCAGGTAAAACAGTTAAGGCTTCTGATTTAGGGTTAGAAAATTTAGGTGAAGTTACAGATATGCCAAGCCCATTTAGTATGAGTCGTCCTGAGTTTGAAGCCTTTACAAATTCTCCTATGTCAGAAGAAGAAGCAGAAGAAATGAGACAAGAGCAATTATCCAATCTTATGTCTATAGTAGGAAGAGATATGCGTATTAGACCTGTACAGCCAGATAGGTATATTATTAAAAACGGAAAAATGTCTCAAACAGAAATGAATATTCCTAAGTTAAGCGGAGCCTACCTTTCATCTTTTGGATTTGAAACACCTTACTCCCAAAGACAACAAGCCTTATTACAACGAAAAATGATAGCACCAGAAACATTAAACCCGAAAGTAAAGGGATTAATAAATAGAGCGTTAGTTCAACGCCTAGCAAATGAAGAGGATTAATGGTACTAGAAAAAGATAAACGAGCGGATTTCAATCAAGAGCTATACCGCAAATGGAGAGATGCGCGTTCTGATTGGGATACCGAAGCTCGTTATGATGTTGATTTCTATCATGGAAATCATTTTAGTAGTGAAGAAGTAGACGAGCTACAGGCTCGCAACCAAGCTGACGTACCAATGGATAGAATTGGGCCAGCTATTGAAAAATTTAAAGCCGTATTAACTTCCAGAGCTCCAGCGTTTACTTTAACACCAAGAGAAGATTCTGATGTTAAAGTCGCTTCTGTTTGGAGAACTATCATGGGTTATGTGTGGAATAACTCAGATGGCGATTGGCAGTTAAAACAAGCAATACATGATTATGCCACAACAGGCATGGGGTATCTGTATGCATATATAGACCCAGAATCAGACTTTGGTAGAGGCGATGTGAAGTTCACATACGTCAATCCATTCAGGGTGTATGTCTCTCCGAATACTCGCAACCGATGGTACGATGACGCTGAAGGTGTTATCCTCTCTACAATCCTTACCGGTGAACAGGTCATTAGCCTCTACCCAGAATTAGGCGAGCAAGATAATCCAGAGACAGGTGAAAAAGAAACAGGAATTATTCAAGACTTAGATACATATCTTGAAGAGGATTATCCTGATGCAATGAATAACAATAGTAAAAAGGTTTTTACTCCTGCTGAAGCAAAAGACCTAGGATACTATGAACGCAATAAATATCAAGTCTTAGAGCGTTTCTATAAAGTAAAAGTTAATTTTTACCGTGTTATTGATATGCAAAGTGGAGAAGAAAGTGTATTCAGTGAAGATGAATACCAAGAGTTTGTAGAAAGCAATCAAGACCAAGTAGAAGCTAGACAATATGAAGTTATCCCAATTAAACAAACACGGGTTAAAGTATGTGCAAGTATCGGTCAAATTGTTTTATACGAAACTATTCTCAATACAGACCAATACCCAATTATACCAATTCCTAATATATTTACAGAAACCCCATATCCAAAGTCAGATGTATCGCGTGCTAGACCAATGCAACGTCTACTTAATAAACTTTGGTCACTTGCTCTTTCCCATGCTCAAGCGTCTGGTGGACTTAAACTACTCGTCCCATTAGGCAGCGTAGAAGATATTGGACAACTAGAAAGAGATTGGGCTAATCCTAATGCTGTAATAGAAGTTGACTCGACACAAGGCGAGCCACACTTTCCAGCACCTCAACCCCTATCAGGTGAGTTCTATAGACTGATACAGCAATGTGAGTTTTATATAGACTTTACGTTTGGATTACCAGAAATGATGCATGGTTTTTCACAAAAAGCACCCGAGACCGTTAAGGGTACAGAAAGAATGATAGCGTTAGGAACAGATAGACCTAAATCTAAATTGAGAGATATTGAGTTTAGTATCAATAGATTAGGTCAAGTGCTGTACAATCTTTCTAAAGGTCATTATACATACAAGAAAATGTTTCGTATTAATAGTGCTAACAACGACATGACAGAAGCAATGGTTAATATGTATGACGACAAGACAGGTGCTATCTTAGATATTAAAAAAGAACGTCACAACCTAGGACAGCACGACTTAAGAATTGAACCCGGCTCTACATTACCTACAAATAAGTGGGCAGAGCTTGGTGTATATATGGAAGCCTTTCAAATGGGTATCGTTGATAGGACAGAAGTATTAAAAAAGAATCCAGAAATATTTGATAAAGAAGGTATTATGCGCCGTACAGAAGAACGCCAGTTAATGCAACAACAGATAGCGGCCATGACAGACCAAATAAAGAATTTGGAGGGAGACCTCCAGACTGCCCAAAGGGAGTCTGTAAGCGACAGAAAACGAGTTGAGGTTGAGAAATTTAAATCTCGACTTGCAGATATCGCTTCAGACGCCAAAGCTGACAGAAGAGTTCAGTTAAATAATCTACAATCAAAGGTGAAGCTCGAAGCGGAGAAATTAGCTAATGTTAGACAAGACGCTAGTTCTGCTCCAGAAGCTTAGAGACATCTATTAAGGAGTAAATATGGACAATACGCAGACAGAGGCCGTACAACAAGCTGATGGCTTAGTTGATGGTGGCCCAAGTATAGTTGAAGAAGTAAGAGAACAAGCTGATGAACAGTATGTTGAATCATCGGAAACGGTACAATCAGAAGATTCAGTTGACTTTTCAGCCCCAGAGGTTGAAAATGTTAGTGAAACAATTCCGGAAAACGAGTGGGAAATTGAAGCCCGCAAATTTCAATCAATGTACGACAGGACTCAGGCTGAAAACGATAAACTAAAAAGGTTAGAACCTCTTGGTGAATTGTTAGAGTCGAGACCTGATTTAGTGGATGTCTTACAGAAAAACTTGAACGGACAACCCCAACAACAAACACCACAGCAACAATCTCAGCAAGGTTTACCTGCTGAGGACTTTAACCCTTGGGATGCTTACTACAATCCAGAGTCACCGTCATTTAAGTTTCGTCAACAGCAAGATGTTGGTATGATGAACAATGTGGTGAGCAATGCATTAAGTGAGCAGAAAAGACAAATGACAGAAGAGATAACTTACAACAACACGGTTAATGAGTTACGAAACACATATAAAATGTCAGATAATGACGTTCAAGAGTTTATGGGCTTTGTTTCTCAACCGAAAGAACAAGTAGGTTTATCGAATCTGGTAAAGCTATATAGGGACGTTAATAAGAAAAGTAACGCCCCAGACACGGCTGAAGCAGTAAGAGCTGCCCAAAGCCAGCCACGTACAGCAGGTGTCCTACAAGGTGGAGCTCCAAGCTCCCCTAAGACGGAAGAAAATAAGGTGTGGGACAACATTGTAAAAGCTGGTAGTCGTAATAGCATATTATAAACATACAAACTGAGGAAGGGTATATATAATGCCTAGTTATAACAATCCCGGCCCGTTGAAGTTCGGCGACCCCGGTGCGGTAATTGATAGTGCGATTCCATCAAGAAGGCTGTATAATTTCAGTGACAGAGTTGCTGATTTAGCTCCTGATGAATCTCCATTTTTCGTTTACCTATCTAAAGTTGCTAAAGTTCCAACGGACGACCCGCAGTTCCGATGGTTAAAAGACCGTAATAAAATCCAAATGGCGGATAGAAGTTTTGCACTAGATGCATCTCACACTATTCCGGCAGCAGGTAGCTCAATCACCTACACTATCGATGATGGTGCTGGTGCAGCTCCTGATTGGCTTATCAAAGGAATGGTATTTGCAGTCGGCGAAAAAAATGCGAGCACAAACGAACCCGAGACAGCTATTGTCCGTGTTGAAACTGCTCCAGTCGCTGGTT